TGCTTGTGCAGCAGCACCATTTCCTCCACCACCAGTAAATGTAATGATTGGTAGGTTTAGTGGGTTGTAACCAGCACCACCATTTGTTACGGTAACCGTTTGGATTCCACCACCAGTAAGTGATATGGTTGCAACAGCAGCAGCACCAGTACCATCACCACTAAGGACTACATCAGGTGCTGTAGTATATCCAGAACCAGACTGATCAACGTTAATACCTGTAACAGCACCACCAGTTAGTGTGATCTGAGCAGTCGCTGCTGCGTTTGATCCACCACCACCTGAGAAAGTAACAGCAGGAGCGATAGTATAACCAGAACCTTGCTGACTTAATGTAAGTGCGGAAACATATCCAGATGTTCCTGCTTTAGGGAATGTACCATAAAGACCTGGAGCAGGATGATTGTCACTGACTACGTTAAACAGTCCACCAGTGGAATGATAAGCAGCAGTAGGTGAGTCTGCGTGTGTGATCCAGACATCACTAATAATATCTTGTGCAGGAAGAGCTATAGGTGTACGTAATTGAATATAATCACCAAGAACAGGGTTAAATCTAGCAAACTCTGATCCTAGATCAAATGTAATAACGTTACTAGCTGCACCAGTAGTAATGGTAGTATTCAGACCATCAAATTGTATCTCATCGATACCATTATTAGGATATGTCTGTACACTAGCACCACCATATTCAAAACTAACACCAGATGATACGCTACCATTGTAACTACGACTGTAATCCCAATCTAATGGTCTACGTAACCATTCTTTTGCTAGTTGAGGAAGGGGCTTACTTTCATAAGTAGCACCCTGATTGTAAGACATCTTCGTAGCCCACTGTGCTAGTACACCAGCAGTTATAGGACTAGAGAATGAAGTACCATCAATATTTGCATAGTAAGAAGAACTTACTTGGTTATATGGTGTAGCACTGTTCCAATAGTAACGAGGGCAATAGATTGACTCACCAGGAGCACTGGTAGTAATAGTACCGTAGTTAGAGAAAGCAGAGAAAGCATTATTATGTGCGGTAGCACCTACACTAATCTTACCTTTGTCACTAGCAGCAGGTATCTCCATATTGTGTAGGTTATCCTTAGGACCAGCAGTCCTAACACCTACCAAATACTTACCTTGATATCCACCATAAGTACCAGTCCAAGTATTATTTGTGAAACCATTACCAGCAGAGCGAACAAATATAACTCCAGCTTCTAGTAGATAGTTTTCATAGTCATCAAATAGTGTGTCACCTTCTGTAGAACCAGCATCAAATCCAGGCTCGTTCTTTGGAACATAAGGCCAATTTATATTAGGTAAGAGAGAACCCAATGAAGCATTAACAATAGCAGGTCTGCTACTACCCTTATAGTTTGCGTGGTTAGGATCGTTATGGTTAACGATAGCAAGCATACAATTAATGTACCTGGATGAGAACGTACTGTACTCTGATCCCAAGTCATTAAAGACCTTCATTGCGAAGATACGTGACTTCTTAGCTACACCATAGTTTCTACCAGCAGCTAGAATAGCACACTGAGTACCGTGACCATCGTCATCTTCATTAGTATTTGCTTCACCGTTCCAAGTGATACCTGAATCATATCCTGGTACCTCATATACACGATAGTTTGCCTGTTCTGTAGCACCATTCAAATCAGCAATGTGATCTGGATCATACAATTCTGGGTGTAAATTAGCACCAGTACTACCAGTAGGACGGGATGCACCACGTACACCCGTATCAATTATATAAACATCCGAATTTTCTCCATCTTCAGTCAGTGAATAGAGACCATAACCTAAAGCGTCTGTAGGTTGTGATATCCTTTGTAGATGCCACTTATTAAAGATAGTAATCTTAAATGATCTTGTTGTTGAGGGTAACCAGTTACCACTCATACCCATAGTAGGTGTGGTATCCTCATAAACATATAGCTCTAGTGGTGTAGTTGCTGTGAGTGCAATACTTACAGAAGCACCAGCAGTTCCTGGAGTACCTACTCTTGTTACACCTGTTGTATACTCTGTACCACCATTATTTGTACCGTCTGGTGTAGTAGAGAAGCACCATTTATAGTTTAAGTTACTTGAATCATCTAGATTTAATGTAACTGTATAGTTAGGTAGCATATAATCAAGTGCTACCGACTCATATATGATACCACCAGATAATAATGCTAATTTAGGACCGTATGTACCATTGTTAACAATAGCAGTGTATGTTAATGTTCCAGCAGTACCAACATAAGGTACAACATTACCATACGAAAAGGGTTTAATTTGTTGAGTTAATGCTTCATTAGTGTCACCAGCTACAGCAGAATACGTTGCGACTTCTTCGCGTGTAGCTTGATTAGGGGAAGGTACAGGGGGGTTATCTAAATCAAACGTTTCTTGAGCAAGATCTAAAGCATCATATCTTTTAATACCAGTCTCACTCTCTAAAGCAGAGTGTGGAACAGTAATCTTCTTATCCCACTGAGCACCAATTACTTCTGGAAACTCATCACTCTTAAGAATAGTAATATAGTTTTGATCCCGTGAAGGGAAATCTAAAAATAGTGTTTTGAACCTTGTCAGGTCGTGTGTATTGGCTAGTGAAGTGAAACGTTGCTTCGCACGCTCAATGACAGTAGCGACCTCAGACTCTTTCGAGACTTGGACAATAATTCTGCCTTCCTCTATTTGCATTATCCCAAATTTGGTACGGTACTTTCCCTAAGGGTTATTTAGTAAGCTTTATAACGCATCAGTTGGTGCAATTGTTCATCCAAAGGTCTTAACATAGCAAAGTGTTCATCATCTGGTGAGGTTGCGTCAGGGTAAAGTTTTAATAGTTCCTCTTTTGCTTCATAATTTAAGGTGGCAATTTCTCTAATCTGTTGTTCACGGAAGAGAGATGTACTCCAAAATACAGCAACGTCTCTCACTCCAGACGTTACCTCTTTAACCATATGTCTTGTTCCAGTAGGATAGCTAAATGCCCATCCAGCAGGTAATTTGATCTCTTTGATCTCAGTACCTACCTTTAAAACTAACTCTCCTCCTTCATATTGATCTGGATCATTTAAGAATACGGTGGTACTGTAATCAGATCGTACCCCACCTGCCATAAAAGGTGAGTCATCGTGCCATCCGTAGTGCATTCCCTCAGTATATCTAACAAAAAGAGCTGTAGTAGTACTACACGCCCACATATACCACTGAGGTATCCTTGCCTTCTGAAAATTTTCCCAAATTATTTTCCAAGCAGCGTTGCTATGTTCTGCTTGCATTTCGATGTTATTCTTTATTCTCTTATCATCTGAACCAGTGTTGGCACCATCTTCAAAATCAGAGAAATCGTAAAAGTCTTGTACGTGTTTTAGATTAACATCATTCAAAAGCTCATAACGAAAAATCATAATTAAGGAACAAAACTAGGGTCTGCGGGATTCACTGGCCATTGAACAAAATTATTATAATCATAAGGATCAGCTTGAACAGACGGGAAATCTCTCAATCTTTGCCTATATGTTTTCCAATTATCCTTCACCTTAGCTGCAGCTGGAACATTGGCCAATGCCATACCTGCTGCTGCTTCCCACACATCATCTAACATAATCCAATCAGTGTCTGCAAGCATCTTAGACCTAGCAGCTCTAAGTGCTTCCATATTTTCAGGTATATTATTATCAAGGAAATACTTTCTTTGATTCTCAGCATCTAACTTTGCTTGCTGATCAGCATCATAGTTATTTTTATATGTTGTGTGTAAAGGTTTAAGTGTATTGTATAAGGCTGCAGCCTCATCCAATTTAGCAGAATCATTATACGTCGAAACTACTTCTCCACGTAAATCTTTGATCTCTGCCAAGTACCAAGCATCAGTACCTGTTGGATTATTCTCTAACCAGTAATGAAGACAAGTCAATTCGTCTAAACCGACGACGTGCCAAGTTCCATTAATAGCAGGAAGAACTGTGTTAGTCCAGTCACTATCACTTATCTCAAAACCTTGTTGGGTTCCGTTTGCTGTTTTGCCGCCTAGTATCTTACCATCTACCCAGAGAATAAGATCGGCTTCTTCAAAGTTACGAGCCATTTAATAGATACCATCCTGTCACTATATATTTATCACCCGATAAAACTGTCCCTCCTTTATGGGTATGGGTATAACCCGCTGGCCATAACAAGACAGTTCCTGTACTAGGTTTAACTCTTCTCTTTTGATCTAGAAACTCAGTTTCACCACCTTCAAAATCTTCATTAAGGTAGATCATCCAAGTTATAACACGTGGACTATGGGATAGACCCATTGCTTCATAGTGCCAGTGATGATATCCACCACCCTCAGGAGTGTGTTGAAACTTGATAACACTACTCATCAATGGTTGAGACTGAAGCTGTCTATATTGCCAAATATAATGATCTGTACACGCTCTAAGATACTGTATAGTACATTTCTGTAGCTCGTGACTATTGTGATTGATTAAAATTTGCTTATCATATCTACCTAGATTCCCGTGCTCAAACTGAAATCTACCATCTCCTATTGCACCATCTATATCAGGTTGTATAATAGCAGAATTATTTTCTAGATCCTTATACCACTTAATATATTCATTACAAACACTTTCTGGCATAAAATTTGGCCAGACTCCAATAAAATCAGAGAAATCTACCTTAGTTATGTTTCCATCAAGCATCAACTCCAGAGGCTTAATGGAGGGCAATTCTTGTTTTTCGCTCATAATAAAATTTATCTGTGGATATTATAGCACACTATGGTGATCCGTCACCAGGCTCCCATAATGTATTGATATCACTACTTGCGAATGATCCAGCAGGTAATACGATTGCGAAGTTACCTGTAGCAGCAGTGTTATTATTTGCGGATGCACCAGTAAAGTCAGCAACGTTACAATGAACTGTTAAGTCAACGTAATCATTGTCGCTATTAGCACCAGTTAGATCCTCAACTAAGAGCTTACCGTTAGTTACCTTAGCAAATAGTTCACCTGTTGTAGTTCCGATGTGGCATATAATGCTTGAGCAGTTCCAAGTAGATCCTGCTGCTTCTGATAGTGCAGGTGAGGTATCAACATAGGACTCATTAACACTAATAGGACCAAACTGCATTGTTTCACCTTGTTGTGTCACACCACCAACAATGGATAGCGTTGCATTACAATCACTTCCATCAGAATCCTTAAAGCACAGAGTCTGATTACCATCTGCTCTATCGAATCCAGCAGCATTACCATTAGTAATGGTGCAGTTATATGTCTGACCTCCAACTACAGTAACTGTCTGTGTTGGTAATGATCCAGTTGTGCCACCACCCTGTGTGAAGGATATTCCAAGGGAAGTAATCTCATAAGTTCCAAGTGCAGTACCGTGATCTCCTGGATTATCATTCCAACTGAAGCTAAAGGTTACAGTTGCAGATCCAGAACCACCAGTAACTAGGTTACCAGATGCATCGAAGGTTGCAGTAACGTTACTGGAAGAACCAGACTTATTGAAGTATGCAATGTCTTGGAAGTCACTGTACCTAGCAACACGGAATGTAAGTATCTTAAATCTTATTGCAGCAGCAGCGGTCTGACCCATTGTGTTAGATGCTTGGATCAAGATCATACCCTGTCTCTTATTAACAGAAACAGCATTAGATCCACCAGCAGCACTACCATTTTCACTAGGAGCAATCTTAATGCTACTCCAAGTACCTGAAGATGCGTTACCACTAACACTACCTAGGTTAGAGTTGACTCCATCATTAGTTGGGTTCGTTCCATCGTCTGCGTAGTTACCATAGTAAACTCCACCCGTTACAGTATCAGCCTGTCCCGTAATATTCCATCCAACCGTTACTAGTTCCTCACAACATAGCATTATCCAAGGTAGTGCACCAGTACTTGAGTTAGAAACATAGCTTATAGATTGAGTACCACCACTAGGAGTATACCCTCTAGTGACTGTCAGAGTAATCTCTGGTAAGTAGTAAACCTGTATGTTAACACTAGCAGAATCAGATCCACTTGCGTTAGTAGCAGTAATTGTAAATGTAGTATCCTCGTCTGGTCCGACAGGTAAGGTACCTGAGTCAGTAGTTGGGTTCCATTGACCGTATGCAGGTGTAGATGATCCAGTAATGGTATCAGCATTTGAACTACTCCAAGACAATACTGCTTCACTATCATCGTTAGGATCAACGTTACCCTGTTCAATAACAGTAACGTCAGTACTCAATGTGACAGTAGGAGCAGGTATAGGAACAACAGTTATACTTGCAGATGCAGTAGAAGTTCCATTTGCGTTCTGTAGAGTGACAGTATATGTCGTATCTGCTGATGGAGATACTGTCTGCGAATAATAAGTTGCACTTGCAGCAGTAGTGGCACTACTCTGCCAGTTAGTATCTACAGGTGTTGATCCAACAGAAACAAATGTGTCAGCATTAGTACAACTATAGGATATAGTAGCAGTTGACCCATCATTCATCGATGTTGGGAAGATTGTCATATTAATCTGCGGAGCATTAGCAGCAGCTATAGTAACAACAGTAGTAGCAGTTGTGTCACCCCAAGCGTTGCCCAATGTAATGGTGTATGTGGTTGTAACCGTTGGATTCACCGTTACGGTCGCACCAGTTGGAGTAGTAGCACCGAAGTTAGATGCAACAACAGAAGTTGCTCCTGGTGAATTATATGTCAAGTTAACAGCAGAACCAGAAGTTACTGTTGTTGGTAGAGCAGATAGAGTAACAGTAGGTGCTGCCTCATATGTAATATTTGCAACAGCAGTCATCTGCGTGACTGTGTTGTACTTAACCCTAATCTCGTAATTTGCTGTTGTACCACCACTAGAAGGTGCTTCCAGTGTCATACTAACAGTGTCTTGATCCACATATCCAGTGTTAGTTGCACCACCAGTACCCTGAAGGTTAATAGGTGTTCCACCAACAGATTCACCACCAGACTTAATTACTTCAACATCAAAGGTATAATTAGAACTTACACCAGTAATCTGGAAGCTTACAACTGCATTACCAGATACTGTAGTTACACCAACGTTGAAAGGACCAACTTGATCTGGAACTGTGTCTCCAGCAGGATTTGGTGGTGGTGGAGTATAAGCAGAACTCATAACACCAGCATAAATCATATATGCTGTTTCCTGATAATCAGGTTGTAGGTCAGGATTACCATCCAAACCAAGATCAACGTCTAAGTCATATGTTATCTGTGTACCATCTACAGGAGAATACTGAACATTCCACTGCATCATAGCTGCTGTTGGTTTAATGGTAGCAGAACCATTGTCTATAGAAATTCTTCCTTCGTTTGCCTCATCTGCATTAACACAAAATTCGTCATACCAAGTGTTATATCCAGTAACAGATGAGTTACTTTGGCTACCTAAGTGTGAGTTCTGTCCTCTATCACCAATGGAATCACCCCATCCTCTATGATATGAAAAAGTTGCCTCTATACCATCTTTAAACCCAATCCAATGTGAATGTGGGTAAGGTGCAGTTGGTTGGCCACACGCTGGCATTTGAGAACCATCGTGACTGTTAGGTCCAGCATTAGCACCACCCTGAATCTGAGTATTACCACTACCAGGAGAAGTACGGTCAGCAGTAAATGAACCACCTGGAGTAGCAGACCAAAACTCATTACCGTGACTGTGGTTTGGCCAATGAGGCATTGTGTGGTTCGCAAGGAAACCACTGTTGACCTGTAAAGTTCCGTCTGTAAACTGTGTTGATGACTGCTGTAATCTAGAGGTATTGAATGTACTCTGTACACTTCCTTGTACAACCTGTACCCTAGTAGCAATATCAAATAAGGTTATATTATTCTTACCACCAAAACTTCCACAATTATTGATACTACCTTCATCAATTCCATTTCCTTCAATTGCTGGAGAAGAACCATCAGGTCTTAATCTACCACTTCCAATAACTCTTCTATCCCTAAGATCAGGTATCTTAAAGTCACCAGTGATGCTAGGAAAAGATCCACTAGTAGTACCACCGTAAGTAGTACCAATGATTTGATATAAAGCTAAGTATTCGTTAGGATTAATGGTTCTACCATTACATTCCATCCACCCATCTGGAGCATAGTAATTTCCAGCATCATCCTTCGGCATCATTGAAATGGTGCCTACCTGTACTCCTGCCCACGCAGGTGATGTCTCGGAATAATACTTTGCCATTAATACTTAATGATGAACTCCATAATCATATATGGAGAAGTAACGTGATTTAGATGCTCACGTGCATCAGCAGTGAGACTACAAACAGCAGTTGAACCAGAGAATGATATATCAATAGCTGGTTGCTTAAATTCAAGTTGGTTTGATGCAGCAGCACCACCAAGAGCGTGGTTATGTGCAACTGGTGCACCACCTCCACCATCAATAGCGAAAAATCCACTGTTATTACAGTGTCCTATACCAATAGACGGACCTTTCCAAGTATTAATACCATACTTGTCAAATTCTGTCATATCAGTATCTATACCAATTCCCTGTAGATCGGTCATAGTCGGGGGATTAAAACCATCTTGCATCTCGTGTGCGTGTTGTGCACAGTTCTCAATACTTAAGGTAACTGGATTAAGATTCTCAGTTACGTTAAGTATAGGTGATCCTGTTGCAGGGGCTTGATATTCTTCTACACGTACATATCCAGTATAAGAACTAGATGCTGTAGCTTGTATCTGTGCTTTATATCCTATACCAGCACGTTCTACAATACCACCACCACTCATTGCGGTGTCACCCATATACTGACTACCTGCCGTATTACTGGGCATTAAGAACTTCTGTCCTAAATTTGGAACACAAAAAGTACCAGCAGTAAAATTACCATCTCCATCTACTGTTGGATTTAATAGCGAAGTACCTGCAATTCCAGGAGGAAATCTACAAGCAGGTATACCAGCTCCACCTGAACCTCCAACTCCTAAAACTCTTGCCAAGTCAGGGTATTCAGTAGCTTGATATACAGTTCCATCACATCTCAAATATCCACCAGGCACACGATCTCTTTGTTGGTTACTGTTCTGTACTTCCTTAGAAAAAGGAACAATAACTCCTGGTGCAACACCTTGCGCTCCTTTAATTGAAGAATAAACCTTTGCCATCAGAATGCCTTGATGATGTATATTGCCGACTGATATGGAGGAGTCATAGTCAGTTGAGAGTTACCTACACCTGGATTATTATTTAGTGCTACAGTACTATTAGTTTCATCGTATTGCCTTGTATAAGGACTTATTTGAATACTTCCTCTTTCTACAGAATACTGTACAAATCCGTGGGTATGTGCACCTTGTGCACTTCCATATCTAGTATTATGGTCATCATCATTAGGTGCACCAACATCAATCAATCCTTTGGTATAATTACCAACTGAATATGGGTCAGTACGGTTACCTCCAGATTCAGCACTAGGGTTACCAGTTAACTGATTATTACAGTTCTGTATAGTAAATGCGTGGTTGTGTGCTGGTAAGTTTTCGTGAGATAAAACTCTTGGTTGAACCTTAGCAGTCTGTGACCAAATAGATCCACCAGGTCCAGTAGATTGTATAGCTTGAGGTGGAGAGAACGATACTACTTTATTAGGTCTACTATCAATAGACCAAGTTGCGTTTAGAGTAATATTTGTGTTAGTAGCACCACCAGTGTCACTAGCATATGCTGCTCCCTTATGTACTGGTACTCTATTCTGTCCATTTAGATTAGGTAACACGAAAGTAGAAGATCCTGAACTACCACCATAGGTATACCCGATAACAGCTAAAAGTGCAGGATAATCTGCATCATTAAGTGTAGTACCATCACAAGCCATCCACCCTACGGGTATATCACCTGTGGTACCTGTCCAGGACATAATTGTACCTATAGAGGAATTCTTAAATCCTCTAATCTGTGCTAAATTCTTCATTAGAGTTCAATCAGTCTCCAACCTAAGCCAGCGGTGAGATAAACTAAACCAAGACCAGCAGCAGGAGTCTGTATGACTAACTGCCCTTGTGTATCTCCTTGTATAGGAATTACTGTACCACCACCCTGAGGTGTTTGAACAATAATCGACTTATTATATGTCAGCGCATCTGTAGTATCTAGGACACGAATCTCATCACCCTTCTGAGGAGCAGAAGGTAGTGTCAATGTTAATGTAGCAGCACCAAACGTAGTGACATAGTAGTTGGTATTAGATTCTAGATCTCCGTCTACACTAACTCCAACCCACTTACGTCCACCTGTAGGTGTAAAGTATCCAGTAACTTGGTTGATATCAATACTACCATCAGTATTGACCTTAAAGTTATTGGATCCAGCATTATTGATGTCTAATTCACCACCAGCAGAGGAGATATTTCCACCTGCGTTGATGTCTCCACCTGCATTTATATTCTTCTCAACACCAACACCACCCTCGGTTATAATTGCACCAGTGTCCTTATCAGTTGACTGAGTATCACTATGTACAGTTAAGGTACCAGAGTTATCGGTATCATTACCAATGATTGTGTTACCAGTTTGAGAATCAATACTGAAGGTATGATCATCATTAATGTGTGTCTTACCAACAAAGAAATCATTACCAATGCTCAGAGCACCAGTGTTTTCCCA